AATCGACCATAGCATCCGGCTGGGCAAAGGAAACGCTACCACGTCCGCCGTTCTCGCCTTTAACCTGCATAACTTTTGCGACTTCGCCTTTGGACGGGAGGCTCTCCGCTTCGCCTTCAACCACCATTGTAGGATCACCGTAGTAGTCGTTCGTATCGGCAAGGTTCGAAACGTTGTTTTCCTCTCGGTCGGCGAGCGGCTGGATGTTAGCCCACTCTGGACGCTTTTGGGAGTGGTAAATTATCGGAAGAAAGCCGTAGCCGGGTTTCTCTTCGGTTGTCCAGTCAGCGCCATCTACTTGACTACCTAGCAAAATAGTGTCAGCTGTATAAAAGTCGAAATGCAGCGTTTTGATATCAGTAATGGGGTTGACCGTCTGATATCTCCGACCGAAAGCGATAAGCCCATCATGTTCATCCCATACAGGGAAGATGTCATCACCGTTTTCTTTGCAAAGGAGCATCATGCCCGGGCGGCGCTCGCTACCTTCGAGCGGGGTGCCCTTCCAGTAATCTGCATCAAGAAAGTCGTACCACAGCTCCGCACAGTGCGTTTCGATCATGCGGCGCTCGACGATATCCTCTGTTTTGTAGGAAAGCTTATTGTCGGTCCATACTTTCTTGATTAGGTCAAAGAAAGCCGTCTCGCTTTCCTCTTCACTATTAAAATCGATCGTAATGTCGGAGCCGCACTCAAAGAATACAGCTGATTGTACGATCTGCTGTTGGCGCGCGAGCTGCAGGCGGTTTACCTCGACTTCTTCATAGGATGTGCTTACCTTGGTATCCTTATTCTCGGACACGGCGTTTTCGTATTCTTCTCCCTCGAACTCAAGCTTTCGGTTCTCGCGAATGGCCGGATCGTTCACGTCATGCAAGAACGGATCATACTGGCGCATGGCCTGCTCAACGGTCATTGTTTTGGTTCCAAGCTTAATTACTCGTTGGCCTTTGCTTATAACTTCGTAAAGCTTGGCGTAATCGCCTGATAATAATAGTTGTAGTTGTTCAACTGTCATCTTCTTACCCTCCTTTTAGGTGATCTTGCGGCCTGAGCCGCCATTTTAGTTTTTTGTTTGGCGTTAGGATCGTTCTTCGTCAAGAAATCGAACGCGTAACGTATTGCATCAATTGAGTGATTCCATTTATCAATGGGGATACCTGCTTTTTTATCATTCCAGATGTAGTTTTTCAGCTCCGTGCGAACGTTGCGGCTCCGCGGTGTGTACACGATGGTGTAATCGGCCATCTTAAGCAGCGACGCATTTACAGAGCCGGGAGCCTTCCAGCATTCGACAATGTTTACTTTGCCTTTCTTGATGTCCGCTATCAATCGATCCTCCGCGCTATCGCCCACAATCAAATCGTTCGGCAGCTTAATGCGGGATTTGTTCAGCTCGATGATATCGTTTGTGCCCAGGTGCTTCGTGTCGTAGTATTCCTCATCGACGTGGATAAGCATCTTTTTACGATCCACAGCCACACGTATGAGCGTATCCGGATCGACAGAGAAACCGTAATCCTGACCGTAACAGTAGGGCAGGTACTCGTTAAAATCGCCCTCCATGGTCTTCGGAAGAATAACGCCCTCTTTGATATCCGCCCACCGGCCAATGACAACATTGGCGTACTTCGTCATTTGGAACTTGGAACGGTCGAAAACGCCCTGTGCATCCGTTGCCTGCGCGATTGACTCTTGCTTGATCTGTTCGATGCGCTCTAAGAAGTTATCGGACAGGTTCTCTATGTTGTCTAGATAGCTTGTGTGGATGTGCAGCACATTCGGGTGCGTCGATATCTGGACATCAACGCCGTCAATCGTCACGACCTTATGAGTGTCCTTGATGTACTGTTCATAGACGAAATGGGAGTCGTCCGTCGGGTTCATGATCAGGATGATCCTGTTCTGAATGCCCTTTTGACGGATGGAAAGCATCAGCTTCTCATAACTGTCGAAGTCGGTCCATTCCTCCATCTCATCGCCAACAAACGTTGTAAGGCCTTGGATTGACTTTAGCTTCGCTGTTTGGTTGCCGGATCCTGTCTTGATACCTCGGAACATGATCGGCACGCCCGAGCGTTTATTGATGATGTTGTTCTTATTGACCTTGAAGTGCTTCGCTGTGCCCTCTAGGTCGATCTTCTGCTGAAACTCCGGAATAACAGAGTCGCCAGCCGATGACATCGTATAACGGGAGAAGAGGATGCTATGACCCTGCTGAAAACTCAATCTTTCAAGGAACAATGAGCCGTTGAAGGATTTACCCGATCCACGGCCGCCCGTGATCAAAATGATAAACTTCTCCTTATCCGTGTACAACGGAAGGTAAGGAGTAGCAATTTTGATCTTAGGCTTAGGTTTTGTGCGCTTAATGCCGCGAGAACTAGCCGTCGATATCTTCCTGTTCGGTACTAGTTTCTTCCTGTTCGCCGGTATTAGCATCTAACCACGATTCTATCTCAATACTTCCACTCATGTGGATATCCTGCTCCATTTGCATTTTAGTGGCTATATTCCACACCTCAGGCTTTTTATGCTTAAGCCATGCCATAGCAGCGCCAGTGTCGGGCGGCAACTCGGTTTCCGTTTCCTGCACTATTTGGACATTGTGAAATTCTCCTTTATCATCCTCGTAGACATCCCATTTTCGAACTGTCGTTTTAACTTTAAGACCTGTAGCCCTCTTAAATAGCGCATTCTCGACAAGTACCTCCAACGGCTGCCGCCCCTTTTTTAGGGCTTGTGTTAATTGGGGAAACTGACTCTTTACTTTGCAAAACCAAGTCGGATCAAGATCAAGCATTTCAGCTATTTGCTTATCATCATAGCCATCTCTCGCCCAACCTTCAATCTGAAGGATGAACATAGGATCATCATACTCATGCTTTGGCTTTCTGCCGCCTTTGTTTCCTTTTGACATATATTATTTGTAAAGCACGTTATATACAAGTTCTTTCATCTTGCGGTATGGAATTGTTGTGATAAACCCGGTCCCGTTAGTATGTATCTCAGTCATTTCACGTCCGTCAGCCTCATAAGGGCTGATTGCCGCGATGCTATAAAAAGTCATCATTCGCGTGTTGTCATAGTCTTGCTGAGTTTTTATGCCAAGATCATGGAGTTGACAATCTTCTTTCTCTATCCAAAGTATTGGTAGCTCTATCATAATGTATTTAATTATATCTTTTACGGGTTCAAATTAATGCAAACCCAAATCCTTCGCATATAATTGTTATAACTTTCGATTATATAACAAAGCGTGATCAAGCGTTAAACAGCCTTTCTGCAACCTCTTCGCCTTTCACGATCTTCTCATATAGATCTTTTCCCATGGCCTCCATGAACTCAGCTTTGTTCTGGAAGGAATCGAAAGACAGAAGTAGGACCGGCTCACCTTCCCAACGTTCGTCCACCTCATTGCTGAACTTATCCTTTTTGGCTTTTATATCTTCCTTGCTGGATGGCGGTGTCGGTGGCGTTAGCTTTGATGCTTTCTCCATGATGTCTGTAAAATCTACTGACGGCGATTCGAGCTGCAGCATTGTTAGGTCGATATCATCCAGTCCGGCTAGGATAGGGTCAATATCGCCGATAATGTCGGCCATTAGATCGGCGTCGAACTCACCCTGTACTGACTTGGAGTTGAGGAAGATGTTTTGTTCCTTTTCCTCTTTGTCGTTTAGGTTTACTTTCTCGACGGTGATGTCATAGTCTTTTTTCGGGTAGCCGTTGATCTCATCTAGGATAGATACGCGCTGGTGCCCACTTACGAGGTTTCCAGATAGCTCATTCCAAACGATGCCGCCCATGATACCTACGCGTTTGATATTGGCTTTTAGCTTTTTTCTTGCATCGGCGGATAGCTTACGTGGATTGTAATCGGCTAGCGTGATCTGTGACCGCGGTACGGTGATCGATTCCGATGACTTATGCTTGTTCGTACTCATATTCAAAAATTATGGTTTCAGCTTCGGGAAATTCTTTCAATACTTTAGTGTAATCGCCTGGTGAATGCTTGCGGCACCAAAGCAGGAAATTAAGATCAGCTGGTGATACGCCTTGCGATTGGTGCTTAGGATCGTAGATTGTTGGCCGAGGGAGCCGCATTTTGTCAATGTAAGCAAGAACATGCTTGTTGGTCCATCCCTCTATAGGGTAGACGTTCTTTGTTTTTGCGTTATAACCCGGCGTTCCGACCTTATCCAATCCCATCATCATAAGGCGGCGCTGTAGGCCGTCTGTACGCTTAAACCCGAAGCATGCCCATTCAATGCCCGTTCCGGCTTTTACATCCTGTCCGATCTGCGCCAGCGTTCGCCGCTTCAGCTTTTCGTGTCCAACATACCCTAGATATCCATTCTTTTGATAGCCATATAGCGCGAAGTGCGGGCGCTCAATAAATTCAATGTTGTGGTACCGGCTTTGGTGCACGCGCTTGAAAGCTTCTATATGAGCAAGGTCTTTGACCGTATATAGGTAAACGCTTACCACTCGATCAAAGACCTTGGAACACATATCTGTTAGCAATATAGAATCCTTCCCGTTCAATGAGCTGAACAGGATAATTTGGCTAGACTGCTGTCTAACTTGATTCAATATTTCTAAAGGCGTCATTATCGGGTTACTCTACGAATTCCGGTTGGTTGACGCATGTCACGGCGCGCAGCCGTATTTACTGGTGTAACGGTTCTTACACCGCTGTTTGATGTGCTGATCCTGTATCGAGGCCGGGCACTTCTTCTTCTTTGCTCTGCTGTTTCTGCCATAAGTTATAAAGTATTAGAAATTCCTTTCCAATACCTTACCAAGCTCTAGGACAAAACATTCATCACCCTTTTCAAATCCTTCTGGAATTTCGTGCTGAAATTCGACGATATAAATATCTTTCAACTCAATCAATGCGGTCTTACGGGCCTTATGATACCCAACGGCCAAGATAATCTTGTCGATTGGTTTTCGGAACTCGTATTCGCCGTCTTTGTTCTTATCAAAGAACATTTTGAAATAATGGTCGCTCAGACTTCGATACTCTTCGGGCTTATTGCCGGATAGGATATCATTGAAATGCACTTCCTTAATGATCAGAACGGGTGTCTTTTGTGTTTTACTCATAAAAAGCTAGTAAGGCTTTGAAGTATCAAAAATACCCCAAAGCCATGTTTAAAGCTACTGCTTGACAGATTAATAATGTCCCGAAATATTTTGAAGCCTTATTTGCTATCTATAGTTTAATTGTAGATATCATGCTTCTTTATATTATCGCGATGCAATTAGAAATCTGTAGTCCAGTTATCACCTTCCTTTATCTTTTCCCAATCTTTCCGAGAAATCCATTCGCTTTTTCCGTCACGATATTCAACCAATACCTTCTTTGCGCCATAACCAATCATTGTAGCTACTACTTCGATGTGGTCCATTTGAAATTTACTGCTCATGTGTGTGTTACTTTTATAATACAAATATAGTTTTATTATACTATATATGCAAATAAAACTATATAAAAAACGCCGGGCTTTCGCTCGACGTATGATATTGTAAAATTTCTCTGCGGACTTATTCCTCGATGTATTTATTGATATTATCTCTCAACTCTGTTAAAACCTTTTTTGCGGCAGCCTCGTCATGTGGAAGAATTCGCTGTGTGCCGGTTCCAGAAACATATCCCTTCATTTTATTGGTGAACTTGTTCCGAGCTACTTCTACTGATAGCGTCGGGTACATTTTTGCGGCGAGCTCCTTTTTTATCAAAATAGGATTTGCATCTAAGAATTCTTTTAGCTCCATGCACAAATATATGCAATATATACTATATCACGCAACCAAGCGCCTTACAGTGTGTGCTAAAGCGTGTGCACAAAGAGAGAGTTAAAAATAAAAGCGCTAAAGATCAGGTGTTTAACCA